CGAATCCGTCAACGCCCACTTTTTTTTTTAAGAGCAATTATGATTACATGATTGCTTTTTTTATTTCCCAACCAACACAAAGAAACACCTTATTCTCCCACTATTCTTTAAAAGAAGGCTAACACAACAAAAAAGGCAGGAATAATAATTCCCGCCTTTTTGTTTCCTTTCGTATACACCTAACAGCTTCCCCTATAGAACCTCACCGTTTCTTTTTATATAATGCAGAAGATATGACATGATCGATAAAAATTTACCCGGTCCCGTTATGTACATCAGCACAAATACCACCAGATAAATAAAGGCCAGTTCCTTCACGGCAAACGGATCATTCCCGTGTATCACAAAAAAAGCCATTCCCATTGTAAAGACCATCGGGATCATAGCCAGACGATAAAACGCACCGAATATAAAGCCCACGGAGCAAAATACCTCACCGAAAACAGCCAGCCCCAACGACAACGTACTTCCTACACCCAATGGGTCCGGGAAAGATTCCGACATGACACTAAAATTCGTCCATTTCTGGATACCATGCGAAAGCAGCAATACTCCGAAAAGGATACGCAACGCCAACAAAAAAAGAGAAAAAGCATTTCCTACCGGCTTGGCAGGAAAAAGAAATTTATAAACCACTGACATAATCTTTGTTCTTTCTTAAATTAGTTATTCATTTATAAAACATAAATAAAAAAGAAAAGTTTACGCGTAACCCCATAAAAAAAAGGACTTCCAACACTTGGAAATCCTTTTGTGACCAGGGTGGGATTCAAACCCACGACCTTCAGAACCGGAATCTATCATTCAAAACAACATAATAATTTAAAATACTGCATATTACAAATCATAAAGAAACACGTTTGCGAAACAATTGCGAAACTTCTGTTTCTAAAAATCATATTTCAAAACTTTTTATTGGCAATTGCCAATTGTATTTACCGAGGCAAAACACTATAGACCCTCCAGCCATTTTTTACCGGACTTGGTGTTAAGCCAAATTGCTATGACTGATCCTACAACTGCCATTATGCAGAATAATCCTATTAATGCTTCCATATCATCTATTCTACTTTATTATTTTATACCCAATATAAGCAAAAATGTAAGTTACAAATGTTCCGATTGATATAATAATCCAAGAATCAATGTTATTCTTATTTATAACAACCGAAGCAACACTCCCTATCACTAATGCCGCGAAAGATAACTTGGAAAGATCATAAAAGAACTTTCCAAGTGTTTCTTTTGAAACCATCTCTCGCTCGCGTATATTTTGTTTCTCTTCTTGCTTTTTCTCCCAGTTGCCCATATCATATATTAAATCGTAAATCAAATATTTTTTTTCATACAATTTGAATATTAACTCATTATTATAATCTATAATATCGATATATTTGAGAACAAACCGAAAATCTACTGCCTATCCAACATAGTCCTTAACGCCCATATTGTTTCATCCTTAGATTTAATTGTTGCGTCCTTTTCTAAAATAATCCTCTCAAGGTCTTGAATACGTTGGTTAAGTCTATCGGTATCGTTCAAGCCAGTACCTACACTTGAACTTAGGCTCTGTATTTCCACACTGCCATCCGGTTTAATAATTTTTTGTGTTCCATTTTCAGGCAAAGACACATTAATATGGTTTCCTACATTTGTATAGGAAGATTTGTTATTTCCTCCTATAGAACCAAAATTTTGGCCTGAATTGTTGTTATTATCACTTAAAATCATTTTCCCCTCCCCTCCAAGAAGCCAATTTCTATCAATAATACTATATTTCTTACAAATAGCATCGATATAGACGTTTGCATATTGAGTATCACCATTTAACGCTTTTGATAAATTACTTTTATCTCTTTCTATAATATCTGCTACTTCGCCTATATTTGACAAATTTTCAACATAAATAATATAGTTTACAGCTTTCCTAATTCTTAATCCTAGCTCTACATTTTTTTGCTTTACCATATTTTTAGGTATATTTGCATCGTATCAGGTTGCGGATGATACTATACGGATTAATAATATCCCAGTTAGGGATTATGTAAGCGACCAACTTCAAACCGCAACTTTGGAGTTAGTCACTTTAAATATTTCTATGAAAAAGAAAACTCCTAAAGGCTTCTCCACTGATTTTTTAGATAGCGATGAAGGCAAAAAATTATATTCTCAAATTCAATCGGCATTTGCGAATTGTCATTTCCCTACTTCACATTCACCAAAGCTATCCTGTTCAATAATTCAAAGTATCCCTTTATTTTGTCGGATTGTTTCACGCCGGACAAAAGTTTGAGTATTTCGTCTTTCCCATTTTTTGTAATTGTTATGGACTTTGGATTTGTCATACATTCAAGTAATCCTTTTACTATTGCATTGCATGTTGCTATATCCAAAAATTGTGATGTATGAAATAGACATGCAATACCATGATATAGAAATCTATATTCTAACCCGAGTGGGTCTTCCTTTAATAATAAGTAATGATATATCATCCAATTTGTATTCTCGGATACTGCCATGCCTTTTTGGATCATAAGAGATGCTCCTGTTGATATTTCATCAATTTTATCTTTTGTGTTTTTAATATCAATTATCGTATATATATTCCACCCCACAAGTACAGTTACAAGTAACGATAGCACCCCGACTAACACCCCTTGGTAATCAAACCCTAATTCTTGATTACGCGGACAAGCTACACATATAGATACCACACTAATAAGTATAGCCATAAAACTAAAAAACAAAGCCAAACTCTCTTTCTTCATAACTACTTTATATAATGTACGCGAAACTGCACTAATGTTAAAAATCGGTTAAATAACCATTATTTTTGGTATTACACCATTGTTGTACCGAAATAATAGGTATATTTGCATCGTAATAAACAACAAACCCGTTTTGCAAACGAAAACAAAAACGGCGATTTGCAAATATAAAAAATAAACAAGATATGAAGGTTGTAAGGTATAAGATTTTGTACGAAAAAGGGGTAGTATCCAAATTATCCTCCAGATTCGGCGTAACAGATCAAACGGTCAGGAATGCACTTAGATTTTCAACAGAAGGGGACCAGCCTGATTTAATTAGAGAGGTTGCGTTGAAGGAATACGGATGTGTGTTACAAAAAAAGCAAATATAGCCATGAAAATCAAGATAGAACTTTTCGAATTAAAAAACCTCCTCATTGAAGCGGCAACGCTCGGTGCGGAAGCTGCCGAGAAAAGACGTTCTCCAACATCTGATAGGATGAAACAAAGAGAGGTACACAGATGGCTTAAAACTCTTGGACATAAGCCTGCTATTCTTGACAAAATGGTGAAAGAAGAATTGGTGAAGCCGCTTAGAAACGGTGAAAGCAAGAACTCACCTTTGGTGTATTCCAGAATGGAAATAGAAGCGGCTTTAACAGCATACAAATCTTTTGATTCTGTAAATGGCATATAAAGGGCATAAGCCGAAAGCGTTCGGCTGGTGAAGGAAAGCGTTCCTGACCGGGTTCGAATCCCGGATGCCCACAAAAACGTTCTTTGACATGGTTACAATGAAAGTCCTTGATCCTATCATAGGTTACACGTAAGAGGTATCGGGATAGCGACAAGGCGGTATAAGGCAAAATGGAGGGAGGAAAGATATTTCCAGCTCACGATGAAGTTTAATCGTTCTTTTCATTAAGTCTTATGCGACAATGCGAAAGTATTATAAAGCTGGAACATCCTTTAGGTGTTACGAGTCAAACGTTGGTTAACCTATCCAGTTTTCAAGATATAACCCGGCTTTGAAGGCGAGATGCTGTCGATCGGATCGGCTGCCGGGTGCAAGTAACTAATTGTATTAAAACATGAACATTTTCAAAGTAATCAAATTAAAAATAAGACAATGGTATATTAGAAAATTATTCTTCCGAATATACTTTGGTTTCCTAAAGCGGAGTAATGAAAATTACCCTTTTGAGAGAGCAGCTTGTGATCTGGGCAATATCATTGACTTTCTTAAACAGGCTTCAAATTCACACCAAATTTCGCATTTTGAACATGATAAGGAGGAAGGACAACTGGAATAGAGAATCTAACCTTCGAAACATTTTCGTCTTTGGTTGTATTTCCACTGCCTATACTTCCTGCTACAATAGCAGACAGGACAGTGATCTTTCCTGCTATCTCATTAGATGAACCGACAGAAACTGATACCTCAAAATCAATATCTGAAACAGTTAATGCACTTAGTTCTTTTGATTGTATATGATTTTTATTATTCCAATTACCTGTAGGAGCAATTATAGCACCATTATTCAGTTCTTGTTGACACTCCTTGACAGCATTGGTTATATCAAAAATTACCCCTTTGATAAAATCTTTTAATTCCATATTTCTTAATATTTATGTTTAGCACCGTAAAGTTAAGAAAACCCTCCGAAAAAGCGTGAAGCTGCTGATCGAATTAGCCGGAGGGATCATAAACGGAGGTTCACAGGTGGTAACGAATATGTCTGTAGCCGTTTTCATATTCGTTATGCTGTTCAATACAGCATCCTCCACTTTGTATTTTGTAACAAATTTTGGTTTATGCCTCTCTCGTCCGTGAGGATATAGCGAGGTGTCTTTTGGTATAAATAAAGAATTATATGTTACCGGAGCTTTCTGGGAAGACCGCTCCGGCTCTTTATCTGAAATTAAAAAATCAACGATATATGAAAGCAATTCAACTGTTCATGTTCAGCCTATCTGCGCTGGTGACATTCACGCTGTTTATCGGCGCGTTCTTCAATCCGTCATATTGGCTATTCGTGCCGGGTATGGCGTATTTATCATACCTGTTTTTCAAAGAAAAGCGATGGTAAGGGATATCTACATTATAGATCCGGACGGGGAGCAAGACTTCGACGGGTTTGAAGATACGGAAGATCCCGAAGATGTATATCAGAGGGAATGGGAAAATACAACTATGTATTGGTAAAATTAATATTCAAATCTAAATTATATAGAAAATGACTAAAAATGAAATTTTAAACAGTAACTGTGATGTCCGCCGTAACGCTGC